GGAGAGATGAAGGGAGGGTCGGAGCGGTTGAAAAACCAACAGTAACTCAAGTTGGCCCTTCCAATGTTTTGGTGGCTGATATCAGAGTTTCTACCTACTATACACAAACAAACTAAAGGAAAATAATATGGCAACTGTAGTAATCACAGGTCGCGATATTTCTCTATCTTTCACAGGTGGAACAGATATCGAGGCACAGGCAACCAACGCGGTATTGACAAAGGTTTTAGATCGTCAGACCTATCAGACACTCGATGGCGAGGCTTACAAGACCACTAACGTCACAGCAACATTCCAGCTCGACATGCTTGCAGACTGGGGCAAGGCTAACTCAGTATGCGAAGCACTCTGGACAGCCTGCGACACCGCACCGGACACAGACATCACCATCAGCCTTACAGCTGCAACAGGCGCAGTCTTCTCATTCCCAATCAAGCCTTCTTACCCAACAGTCGGCGGGTCAGGTATGGATGCACAGACAGTCTCTTATACTTTCCTCGTGTCAAACGGCGCAGTCTCAGAGACATTCAGCTAAAGAATAGAAACGGGAGCAAACAATGCAACAGCAAATAACAATTAAATATACAGATGGATCCGAAACCACTTACATGGTTCGTCCTCCAGATTACGCCCGCTGGGAAATGACAACTAAAAAGGTTATCTCCCAGTTCGGCGGAATGTGGGACATTCTTTATGTCGCTCACAACGCCATGAAGCGTGATGCAGGCGGGAAGCCAACCAAGCCGCTCGAGGTCTGGATGGAATCAGTCGCAGACGTCGAAGTAGGTGAAGGAGACCCAAAAGCCATCCAAGAGGAAGCGTAAGCCGACTCTTGGTGGAACTGGCAATAGCCACACATATCCCTATGGATCAATGGCAAACTGCCGAAGACATTCTTACAGCTGTAGAGATATTGGAGCAGAGAAATGGCAAGTGAACTCGTAGCACTTGACCAGACAGAACTGCGTCAGGTATTCAAGGCGCTTAAGAATATGGGTGAAGAAGCCAACGATGAGGCCAAGCGTCAATCAGGCGCTTTGGCTGAATTCGCTAGAGCAGAAGTTATTCAGAAGGCAAGGTCACTACAAAGTAGCAAGGTAGCAGGAAGAATCGCAGATGGTTCTAGGGTCAAGAAGTCCAGCCGCATAGGCGAGATTACTTATGGCTTTGCATCTCAGAAGTTCTCAGGTGGGGCAACTACTCGAGATATCTGGGGCGGTTCAGAATTCGGATCTAACAAGTTTAAGCAGTTCCCGGTGTGGTCAGGCCGTCAAGGTCGAGGCTCTAAGGGTTGGTTTATCTATCCAACGCTTCGCAGGATTCAACCTGAGATAGTTGCTAGATGGACTGAATCATTTACTAAGGTATTGAAGGAGTGGGGCTAATGGCTACAGGTACTAGAGCATTAACGCTCAAGCTTCTTGCCGACGTTGATAACTTCACTAAGAATCTTAAGACAGCCGATAAAGATGTTTCTACCTTTGGCGATAAAGTCGGAGAGTTCGGTAAGAAGGCTGGTCTAGCCTTTGCAGCCGCAGGAGCCGCAGCTGTAGCCTATGCTGGCAAGTTAGCCATCGATGGAGTTAAATCAGCCATCGCAGATGCAGCGGCTCAGGAAAAGTTAGCCTTAACCTTAAAGAATGTTACTGGCGCCACAGAAGACCAAATCGCGGCTACCGAGGATTACATCACTCAAACATCTTTGGCTTTTGGCGTTACAGATGATGAATTACGCCCAAGCCTTGAACGCTTGGCTCGCGCTACTGGCGACGTTGCGAAGGCACAGAAGCTACAGACAATTGCTATTGACGTGGCTGCGGGATCGGGTAAATCTCTTGAAGCCGTAACAAACGCCATGGCTAAGGCCGCAGAAGGCAACACAACTGCACTTGGCAGATTAGGCGTTGGTTTATCAGCTGCTCAGCTGAAGACCATGAGCATGGATGAAGTCACAGCAAAACTAGCCAGCACTTTTGCTAATCAGGCATCGGCTCAAGCTGATACTTTCCAAGGCAAGTTAACCCGCTTACAAATTGCCTTTGATGAAGGTAAAGAAACAGTTGGCGCATTTATCCTTGATGCCATAACCCCATTTGTTACCATTGTGGTCAATAAGGTAATTCCAGCAATTGCAGATTTCACAAGCAATCTTGGTGATAAATTACAGCCAGTCTTAAGATTTATCCAGCCTATTATTAATGGCTTGAAATCTGCCTTTGATAGCGTGCGTGGATCACTAGAACGTAACAATGAGGAACTTCAACCATTCTTTACGCTCATGCAAAGAATTGGGGAATTTGCTCGTGACACCCTTGCACCAGTTTTAGGCAAAATACTTGGTGGTGCAATTCGAGCCCTCGGTGAATTTATTTCAGATGCCATTGATAATTTTGCACGATTTGTTAGCATTCTAACCAATGTCTACAACCGCATTAAAAACATCGTCGATGCTATTAGAGGCGTGTCTAGTTCAATAGGTGGATTTTTTAGCGGGGCATCTATGTCGTCTCCGAGTATTCAAAACGCAGGATTTGTGACGGCTGCAACAATCCCGACACCAAGTTTGTCTCCTGAAATCATGGATTCAGATGCTCGCTTAAGAGCTTTTGCTCAAGGCAGAACTACGAGCATTACAGTCAATGGGGCAATCGATCCTGAATCTACAGCTCGCCAAATCGTTGGGCTACTTAATGACTCATCCGCTCGAGGCACATTAGGCGGGTCAGGGCTCGTATTTGCATGACCGCTTATACACCGACCTATAAAGTCTTAATCAATGCCGTCGAAATAACCGACGTTACAGTAGCTAACCTGACAATACAGTCGGGTCGCACAGACATTTATCAACAGCCAGTAGCCGGATATTGTCAGTTGCAATTACTTAATTTCAATAATGAGATTTATGACTTCACAGTCGGTACCGAGATTACTATTGAAGTTACAAATTCAACTGGTTCAGCTTATGTTCCTATTTTTGGCGGTTTCATTTCAGACTTCACAGTAGGCGTCGACCAAACTGGCAGTCTTGGATATACAACTGCTGCGCAGATTACAGCTCTTGGAGCATTGTCCAAATTGCCTAAAATCGTTGATAACGGCGTTTTATCACAAGATGAAGATGGCGACCAAATTTATCATTTGCTATCTGGATATCTTGCTAATAGTTGGAACGAGGTAGCACCGGCCTTAACTTGGGCATCTTATAATCCAACTGAAACATGGGCTATGGCACAAAATCTTGGTCTTGGTGAGATTGACCGCCCAGGCAATTTCTTAATGATTGCCAGGTCGGCCAATGAAACCGACGTTTATAGCTTAGCCGCTCAAATTGCCAATTCAGCACTTGGCTATCTTTACGAAGATCCAAATGGATTTATTAATTATGCCGATTCTTTCCACCGGCAAAACTATCTAGCGGCCAATGGTTATGTCACCCTAGATGCCAACCATGCCAATGGTCGAGGATTAGCAGTTACAACTCGCGCAGGTGATATCCGCAATAAATACGTCATCACCTATGGCAACAATGCCAACAGTACCTACACAGCCGAGAATACATCGAGTCAATTAAACTATGGTCTCTACGCCGAGGCTTTTACATCCAGCATTAAGGACACACCTGACGCTGAGGATTTTGCAGACCGCATTGTGGCCTTGCGAGCCGATCCTTTTCCTAAATTCCAGAGCATCACTTTTGAGCTGGGAAATCCCGAAATCGACGACGCAGACCGAAATGCCTTAATCAACATATTTATGGGCTTACCCGTATGGATTCAAAATTTGCCCACAAACATCGTTGGCGGGTCATTCGAAGGTTTTGTCGAGGGTTGGACTTTTAGGGCTTCCCTTAACAATCTGACGATTACCTTTAACGCGTCTCCCGTCAATTTCAGCCTTGTTGCTGTAAAATGGGAGCAAGTAAATGCGGCAGAAACTTGGGCAACCCTTAGCCCAACGTTAACGTGGTTACAAGCGATTGGAGCAGTAGCGTAATGGCAACGACAACACCGAATTTTGGTTGGCCTGTCCCGACGTCAACCGACCTGGTTAAAGATGGCGCAACAGCCATTGAAGGTTTAGGTGACGCTATTGACGGCTCACTTTTAGATCTCAAAGGTGGCACGTCTGGACAGATATTAGCAAAAAACAGCAACACCGACATGGACTTTGTTTGGGTTACCAATGACGTCGGTGACATCACGGCCGTCACAGCTGGAACAGGATTAACAGGCGGTGGAACATCCGGCGCAGTATCACTTGCGATTGATTCAACAGTTGCAACATTGACTGGTAGCCAAACTCTAACTAATAAGACATTGACATCCCCAGTATTGACAACACCTTCAATTAGCAACATCGACGCCAAAGGTGATTTGCTAGCTGGCACAGCTGATAACACTATTGGCCGTCTGGCAGTTGGTACAAATGGGCAAGTCTTGACGGCAGATTCTTCGGCCTCAACAGGCCTGGCATGGGCTACTGCTGCAAGCGGTGGTGGACTTACTTTGATTACCGAAACAGTTGCATCTGCTAACAACTCAATTTCATTTGGCAGCATCAGCGGCAGTTATAAACAATTGCTTTTGGTATGGCATGGTCTTTACTTTTCGGCCAATGGCACTTTCAATTTACGACTAAACAATGATAGCGGTTCGAATTACACAACAAATTCAATGTATTTTTCAAATAATTCTGGTGGAAGTGATGCGCGTACTTCGTCATACATTCAGCCAGTTTTTGATTCAATAGGGCAGAGCAATACCAGTACCACAACGGCTAATTTAGCCCGTGGATTTTTGCTTATTGACAATTATGCTTCTGCTTCCAGATTGAAATTCTTCGAAGGTTTCTTATGGAATAGAGATGCTCAATTCTCAGAAAACAAAATTGTTTCTTATGTTGGCACATACGAATCAACAACGGCAATTACTTCAATCGACATTGTGCGCACAAGTGGAAGCCAAACTTTGACAAATGCAACAAACACTTCAATTCGTCTGTATGGGATAAGCTAATGAAAAAAATTATCGATTGTGCAACTGGAGAAGAACTCGAAAGAGAGTTAACTGCCGAGGAATTAAAACAAGAAGCCAAGGATGCTTTAATTGCAAAAGCGCAAGCTGAAGAAAAAGCAGCACTTGAAGCAAAGAAGCAGGAAGTTTTTGCAAAACTTGGTCTTACAGCCGAAGAAGTAGCTACTTTATTGGCATGACCCCAAAGTTATGCAAGGCGGGGGTGCAACTTCGTGAGCAAATCGATGACGCGTTCCCCGATAGAGATCGTAGTAGTGACGGGTGGATTGCCGATGCCCGACATGTTGCTGCGGGTCGCTCTGATCACATCCCCAATGCTTCAGGCTGGGTATGTGCCATCGATGTTGACAGAGACCTTGCAGGTAAATCCGGTAAGCCAGACCTCATGCCTAATTTGGCAGATCAGATTCGTCAAGCTGCGAAGCGAGACAAGCGAATCAAATACGTCATTTTTGATGGACGAATTGCATCGCCTATCTTGGGTTGGCGTTGGAGAAGCTACAAAGGAGCTAATCCGCATCGGAAGCATTGCCACATTTCTTTCACTAAAAAAGGCGAGACAGATGGCTCGTTCTTTAATATCCCGATGATAGGCGGAGAATAATGAATATGAAGAATCCAGCAATTCTTACAGCAGGTGCTTTTCTAGCTGCTTGGGGTGCGTCTAACTTTGCACTTGATTATCGTTCAGTTCTTTGGGCTGTATTAGCGGGCGTATTCGGATACGCAACTCCGAAGAAGTGAGCCCGGCAGACCTCGCAGCTTGGGCTGTAGGAGTAGTTACAGTCCTAGGCGGCTTGGCTGCTTATACGCAGTTCATGATTAAACATTACCTAAGTGAGTTAAAACCCAATTCAGGCTCAAGCCTTAAGGATCAGGTATCTCGTTTAGAAGCGCGTGTCGATACCATAATTGAGATGTTAGGTAAGTAACACTAATCCTATGGCAAGGAAACGACCAGTCATAGACTTAGATACTTACAGCGCCTTAGATGCTTATGCCATAGCGTTAAACGAGTATTACAAGTCTTTACGCAAAGCAGGATTTACAGAGACTCATGCCTTCTGGCTGCTTTCAGATCGTGAGTCCTTTCCAGATTGGATAATTCCCAACCTACCCAATCGAATAGACAATATCCCCTACGAAGATGAGGATGACGATTAAGCGAATCGTAATACTTTCAGACTTGCAGGTGCCTTTCGAGGATGTGCATGTCACACGCAATATTTCCAAGTTTTTACAGACCTTTAAGCCAGACCAGACAGTTACCATAGGTGATGAAATTGACTTTCAAACCATCTCTAAATGGAGCGAGGGAACCCCTCAAGCCTATGAGCAAAGCCTTGGCGATGATCGTGACCGATGCGTAGAGCTGCTCTGGGAACTAGGTGTCACAGACTGCATTAGGTCTAACCACACAGACCGCCTCTACAACATCATCATGAAGAAGATTCCATCATTCCTATCCTTGCCAGAGCTTCGATTCGAGAAGTTTATGAAGTTCGATGAATTAGGCATAACCTTCCATAAGAACCCTATGAACATTGCTCCTGGCTGGATTGCAGTCCATGGAGACCATACGCCTATCAAGCAATTAGGCGGCTTATCAGCCCTAGAGGCGGCTCGTAGGCATGGGAAGAACGTTATCTCAGGACATACCCATAGGGCAGGCCGTAGCGCCTTCACAGAAGCCTCTGGAGGCCGTTTAGGGCGTGTTTTGCATGGAGTTGAGGTAGGAAACCTCATGGACTTCAAACAGGCCTCGTACACGCGAGGGACTGCAAACTGGCAGCAGGCGTTTGCCATCATGTATGTCAAGGGTAATAACGTCCAAGTGGACATAATCAACATCGAGAAGAACGGCACTTTTATCGTCCAAGGCAAGGTGTATGGACGCGCCCGCTAGCATCGCTATCCCATATATGGAGGATGAAGACCCTAGCCAAATCGTTATCGTTTCGTTATCTAAAAAAGGCGGATGCCGATTTAGGCTCATGTAAGGTTCTCTTATCAGCTGAAATACAGCTGTAAGGGAGATAAGAATGACAGTTTTGCATTTACTACTATTAGCCAGTCACGGCTTACTAGCTCTGATTATGTATAAAACCGGCTTTCATGATGGACAAGTAGAAGGCCGCATCGAGCAGTTCCAGAGAGTTAATGGATGAACGCCGGTGACTACCTCAATGAAGCAAGAGTTATCATTCAAGATCGTGGAATGGACTACGGACACCCGACAGACAACATGTCCAGAACCGCACGCCTTTGGTCTGCATACCTCGAAATGCCGATTGAAGATTACCAAGTGGCTATGTGCCTTGCACTTGTCAAAGTCGCTAGATCAATGGAATCTGGAAAGGTCGATAATTACGTCGACGGAGCAGCATACTTTGCTATATCAGGACAACTGAGAACTGAGGAGAATGAGCTTTATGTTTAATTTAGAAGATTATGAGACAGTCGAGGAGCGACTGGTTAAATTTTGGAAGGAACATCCCGATGGTCAGATTCATACGAAATTGCTGGATAGCACTTCTTCTCGCTTTATCGTTGAAGCTAGTATCTTTCGAACTGAGGCTGATGTTAGACCTTGGACGACTGGCCTTGCTGAAGAAACAGTCCAGGGTCGCGGCGTCAATGCTACTTCTGCTCTTGAGAATTGCGAAACAAGTGCGATTGGTCGCGCTCTCGCAAATGCGGGTTACGCTACTAAAGGAAAGAGAGCGTCTCGCGAGGAAATGTCGAAGGTCGCCAAAGGCGTTGAAGTAAAGGCTAAGGTCGAAGAAGTTAAGGCTAAGATGGCTCAGACTTCAGGTGAATATGTGCCAGTACCTGTAGAATCGGATCCATGGAATCAGAGTTTTGCTGCGCCAGTTCAGACAATGGAGACAGCATTAGAGATGGTGAAATCTACGCTGGGTGCCACGCCGGTGGACGAGAGTTGCATCCATGGCGCCCGAATCTGGAAAACCGGAACTAGCAAGGCAGGCAAGCCTTGGGGTCATTGGAAGTGTGTTGCAGCTGTAACTAGAGATATGCCAGGTGGAGATGCCAAGCCATGTGATCCTATTTGGTACGAGATTGACAAGGCAACAGGTCAATGGAAACCACAGGTGCCTCGTGGGTAAATTGTATTTCCGCAATATGGATGATGAGTGGGAGCAATTCCCAACCGATGAGCAATTACAAGCTGCGAGAGAATCAGCTCATCATTTACAGGAACTAGGCTTTGCAATTATCTGCCAGTTATGTAATACGCCTCCAACAGTTCAACAGATTAAACAGAGGGCGCTACAAAACGAGTGGAAATGCGAAAAATGCCACACAATCAATTCTGCTGGGAAGGCATAACCTAATCAATGCCTAGCCAAAGTAGGAAACATCGAGGCTTTCGTACTGAGCGAGTGGTCGCAGCCTATCTCTCGCAATGGTGGAGAAGCGCAAGCATCGGTAGGGGGTCTGGGAAAGATATTCACAATGTCCCGTTCGACATAGAAGTCAAGGCTAGAAGCGATTTCCAGCCCCTCACATGGTTGAAGCAGGTCGAGAAAAGAGCGCAAGGCAAGGAGCTGAGCGCGGTGGTGTGTCGCATGAATACCCAAGGTGAAAATGCTTCAGAGTATTTGGCGTTTATGCGATTTCAAGACTTGGTTCAACTATTGCTACAGGCAGGTTACGGCGATATCCAGCAAGATTCGGTAGAATTAGAGCCTGAACGATGTACGCAATGTGGATCGTGGAAGCTAAAGGAAGTCCCATGCCGGACATGCGAGAAGGCCACTAATGCCAATATATGAATTCGAATGTACCAACGAAGAGTGCGAAGCTAATTTGCGCTACGAGAAGGAGTTATCGATCCATGAACCACATACAGTTACTTGCCAGTTTTGCCACAGCTCTATGCAAAAGATTTATAGCGTTCCTAGTATCCAATTTAAGGGAACTGGTTTCTACTCAACCGATAATTAGAGCGACACGCTCATTGCAAGGATTCAAAAATATAGGCTCTGACCTGCGGTTATGTACTTCTCTGGTTAAATCTAAGTTGACATGGTCGGTACACTCTAGGCTAGAGCCCATCAGGGGCTCAGAGCGGGCCGCTTCGCGGATAGCCCGCTCGGTAGCCATCGTTATTGGGATATCTCTATCTATGCAGACTACTGCAGTAGGGATAGGCTCAATAGATCCTTATACAAACATCAAAGAATTAGCTGATTATCAATTAACTGATAAGCAATACGATTGTCATAACGAGATAGTCTTTAGAGAATCATCATTCAGAATTGATGCTCGCAATGGCTCACATCATGGCTATTACCAGATAAGGAATGAGAAGCTGATAGATGCTCCTTATGATTATCAATTCTATTTCTATTGGAAGTATGTCCAGCATCGTTATGGAATTACGCAGTATGATGAGCCTGATTATTGCAAGGCGCTTAATCATTTAGTTTCTAGAGGATGGCAGTAGTGAGAGGCTTACTATGTTGGTTGCTTGGGCATGACTACAAGCACATCAACTATGCCTCGATTAGTTATGCATATTGTGACCATTGCTTAAAGAGTATCTATGTCAAAGCTTAAGCAATCAGGGAGTACGTCCGCTTGGCGTAAGCTGAGAGAGCAAGTCATTAGACGCGATGGATGTTGCCAGCAATGTGGCACAGAGGAACGCCTTAGCGTTGATCACATAGTGCCTAGAACCCTAGGCGGGTCAGATAGCCTGGATAATCTGCAAGTATTATGTTCGTCATGCAATAGCAGCAAGGGGGGTAGGTTTTTTGATAGGCCTAAGACACCCCCGACCCTTCTTCCCAGATCGGA